GATGAGGGCTGCAAAAAAACGGCCGCAAATAACCTATGTTGGGCGCGGCTCTTCTTTAAGGAATGTCGTAGGATTTCACTCTTTGGACGACTGGTAGTAGAGATACCAGTCATTATTGGTGGCACCATTGGACTCTACCCATTTGGCGAAATCGGGATACTCCAGGTCGATGCGTACGGTTTCCTTTGCCGGAGTGAACCGGATGGGGCCTTCCGTGCCGGTTGTGGCCGGCAGCATGATGGCGAATGGATATTTGCCGTCCTTGTTGATGTAGTAGGCATCGTCTTCGGCTCCGATTTGCTCTGCGTTGGCTTTACCGGTCGCTTTCTTCTTGGGCAGATGCACTTCTGTCCGGTTGTCGGCTCCGGCTGTATACTGGGCAATGATGAACGGGTTCAAGTCGCTCTCCAGATTCTTCTTAGGCAATGTGTTGTCTGCAAATGTACGGGTTACGGTAAATTCGTTGCCCTGCACAGACTTTGCATCGGGGAATAGGATGACAGAAGAGGTCTCTGTTTCATCGACTGCTCCGGCAGGCAGTTCTATGCTGCCTCGCTGGCTGGCCACATATTGCACGGCAAATGCGTTGGAGTATGTGGCGGCACCACTTTGCTGTACGGGTACAAAGGTGTCTTCCACCTTCAGCACATAATTGTTGCTGTTGAATGAAATGGCCCGTTTGTGTTCGATAATCACGTCGTTCAAGTCATAGTCACCGCCATTGGGCCAGATGTCTTCGTAGGCATACGTGCGGTAGGTTGTTTCGGAGCTCGTCACCGTAGGCTCTTCCGGGTCTATGACCGGACGGTCCGGGTCTTGAATGGCTTCATTGGGGTTGGCATCGATACAGAACAGTATGTCTTCGTAGCTGGTATCATCGCCATCTTCTACTCCGTAGACTACCGTGCCGTTGCTGGTGGAGAGGGAGATAAAGCGAGCTTGTTGGCCTGCATATATCTTGTTCCATTCTTTATTGGAATATATATAATTTATAGAGTAGTCGATACCTTTATTGGGGGTATATCCATTGGGGATGATGAAATATCCTATGGTATATCCTGCCGGGAATTTGGTGGAGACATTACCGTTTTCGTCCTGATACAGAAGTTGTATTTTTGTATTCTTCTGTATGGGAGCGTCATATCGGGAATATTTGTTACCACTTCCAGACCATCCGGTATACGGGTCGTCTCCTGCAATGGATGCATTGGGAATGATAATGAATTTGTCTACCTTGTCAGGGCTGTTGGGAATTTCATTGGTCTTGTAGTAATAATAGCCGATGGAAGTCAGGTAACCGGCACGTTCGGTCAGGAAGGTCAGATACAGTTCTGCATCGGTAATCGTTACGTGTTGTCCCTGGTTGTTGATATATGCTTGGGCAATGGTGGTGTTCACATGCTTTGTATCGCTCACCAAAGCTCTGTTGTCCAGATTGCTGGGTTTGCTGTCATAACCTTTCCACAGTGTGTGTTGTAACTGCTTTAAAGTTCCGTCATTGAAATTTCCCGTAGTTACAATGTCATTATTATCAATAATCTCACCGTGAGATTGTCCCCATCCAACGATGGAGTATACCCGTTCCTTCCTATCCTTTAGGTCGATAGTCAGGTTGGATTTTGCACGTGTCATGGCAGTTGAGCGGGTGTTGGCATTATTTTCGGTCATATCTACCACCACTTTGCCATTTTCCACATCTGCTTCCACATACATGGGGGCTCCCCAACTTTGTGAGATGATATATACCTTTTCTGTCGCTTTGGGCAGTTCTACGTTGCCGGTGAAGCGTCCGTCTGCATCTGCAAAGATTTTAAAAACCGCTTCGCCGTTGATGGAGTAGAGGTTGTTTGTCTGATAGGTGATGGGGTCTTCTGTAAACACCTCTATTAATGCGCCTCCTGCGATTTTTCCATAATTCACGTCAAAAGCTACCTGGGCTGTTGTTGCAAAGTCAAAGTATTCGCTCTCCGGCTTTAGTTCTGTTTTTCCACGTTCGGGATTGTATAGGTCTTTTTCGGTACATCCCGTGAATATGCTGCAGGCAATTGCTGAAATGAGGGTTGCAGCACTAACTTTCGTCATAAGTCTAACTTTCATATTTTTATTGTTGTAGATTGCTTGCTTGTTTGTCTTATGAACGCTGTCTATATCACAACCGCCACCTACTTCACAGACGAGTTGTAGATACTACATTTTCTCGAGCGCTTTTTTCATGTTGCAAATATAAACATAGTATTTATAATCTACAACTTTTGGGGTTTAAAAACACTTTTGGTGGGTTAAAAAGTTGTATAAAGTGAATTGATACTAATTGGATGAATCGAATGGTGCGGGCATAAAAAAAAGGCTATCTATCCCAGACAGCCAATCTTTTGTTAACCTTAAATCTAATACTATGAAAAACACATTGCAAAGGTACGTGTTTTCTGATAATCTCCAAATTTGCAGTAGATAATATCATGTTTTATAACAAGACTTAATGGTCATTAAGAACTTTATCTGCAATATTCATCGTACATTTGCTCCTGATATATCATCCGTTTGCCTTTTATGCATTATGCATTCGGTGCAGACGGATGATGTGTTTTCGTGAACTTATATACAGACAAACAACTATAAAACAGACGTTTATAATGAAATCAATCCAGAACAAAGGAATAAACCTCACCGCAGAAGACCTCAAAAACCGAATCGCTGACAGAAAAGAACGATATGCCAAGCAGCAGGTACGACGCGAGAAATTGGAACAAACCATGGAGAACACCCGCAATGACATCGAGCAACTGGAGTATACCCTTGCACAGATGGAACGTACCGCCAAGCGCTCCCGTAATGCTGCCGTACAGCCTTCCCGTTTTGTTCCCCGCGAGCATATCGCTAGCTTCTTTGCCCGTGTTTCCCGTTTTTTCGACCACCTTCAGCACCGCTTGCACCGTAGCTTGAACTATACTTGGTTCTGCCTTGTGCTATGCTCCCGATATACTTTTCAGAGCCGCCTGAAAAGCGTGGAACGCTGCTGTCTTACACCGGCCACGGTGCTGGGGTACTTCAAGAGGGAGAGGGAGATGTAACCAGTGACTTCGCTCTTATGGTAGAAGCAGCCTTAGGGATTAGTGCGGAACTTCTCGTTAATAGGCAGGCGAGATATAATATGGCTGTCTCTCTTAAAGAAAAATCGCTGACCGATAAGTTGCATGAAATACACAAAATGTGTGCTTCCCTATTATAGTATGAAAGTGTTGCTTTTATCAATAAGACAGTGAGGGTGTGTCATCAACCGTTTTGACACATTCATTTTTCTTGAGCAAGTTTTCTTATTGCCACTCGAACTTTCCCAGTTTTCCCTCCCATTCTAACTTTGCAACATGTTTTATTAATAAATATATGCAAAATGATAAAAGAACAAAGTTTTGAATGGCTGCTCGAGGGATGCCATCGCATTGCAGATGTGGCAGTGGCCTATTACCCAAACTACGCGTATGCCTGCTCGGCCGTAAAGGCCCTGCGCCGTTCCATTGCGGAACACGCTTGCCTGCTGAAGGATCTGACGGACCAGGGCTATACCGCCAGGACTGCCCACCTCACCCCCGTACAGATAGGCATCCTCCTGAGCTACTGGGGGATGCCCGACCACGTGAAGGATATGACCGTGAAAAATCCGTATCTTCTGGTCTCTAAAAAATATGCGAAATAGAGAATGTATTTCTAATACATTCTGATTATTTTAGTATATTATCATATAGGGTGGTGGAGGATGAGGTGAACCCCTCTCTCGCCACCTTATGTATTTCATTAATTTTTAGCCGATTCTAACTGCTTATTTGTATCCCCCTGGCTGGTCCCTTACCTTTGTCGCATTATCGAATTAAGAATAGACAAAAATGGAAAAAGAAATGAGACCCATGACAACGGAGATGCTGAAGAAAGGCTATCTCCTCTTCCCCAAAGCCTTGTTTGAGGAACAAATGAATATGAAAACCGGAGAGAAAGCCGCCGATGCCTTCGAAGCCTTTGTCTTTGTGCTGACACACGTCAACTACAGCACGGTGACCTGCAACGTCAGGGGACACCTTTTCGACTGTGTACGTGGCGAGTCCGTACTTTCCCTGGCCCGCTGGATGGAGATATTGGGGTGGCCCCGCAACCGTACGCGCTACTTCTTCAACAAGATGTTCGACGCCGGCATCGTGGAGCGGGTGGCCAACCCCTACGTGATGCACATCCGTATCCCCGATTATGATTTCCTTACTGGCAATGCCCGTCCTAAAGCAGCCCCGCGGAAGAAGAAGGCAGCGCCGGTGGCTGGGGTGGGAGAGGACTTCTGCATCTTCTGGGAAAAGTTTCATGACATCACCGAGCATCCCAAGGTAAACATCGGCCGGGCCCGTCGCGAATGGAAAAAATTGACGGCAGGCGAGAAACAGCGGGCACTGGACAACATCGACGAATATTACGACCATCTGAACAACCAAAAATATTGTAAACAAGCCGCCACCTATCTGGCGGACAAATCTTTTGAAAATGAATATGATGACTGAAACTACTTTTTCCCACGACAGTGACCTCGAAGAAGCTGTCATCGGTGCCTGCATGATAGAGCGCGCTGCCATGCCTCTGGTGGCGGACAAACTTCGTCCTGAGATGTTCTACGAGGAGAAGAATCTGGAAATTTTTGCCGCCCTGCAATCGATGTATCGCAGCGCGAAGTCCATAGACACCATCACGCTGAAGAACGAACTGGCAGCCCGTGGCAAACTCGATGCCGTGGGCGGGCCTTACGAACTGTTACGCATCAGCTCGAAGGTCAGCTCCAGTGCTCATCTGGAGTATCATGCGCTCATCCTTAGGCAATTGCACACGCGGCGTATCATGCGTACGGGATTCCAGCAACTGCTGGCGTTCAGTGCCGACGAGTCGATGGATATTGACGACATCCTGGTGGAAGCCCATCGACTGCTGGAGGGGCTGGAGGACGAGAGCGGCGTAGCCGACCACCTTCGCTCCATAGACCGGCTGATGGACGACACGCTGGCCGAGGTGGAGCAGCGTATGGAGCACGGATGCAACGGCATTACGGGTATCCCTACGGGTTTTGACGCTCTGGACCACGTTACGGCGGGCTGGCAGCGCGGCGACTTGAACATCCTTGCTGCCCGTCCGTCGGTGGGGAAGACGGCCTTTGCCCTCCACCTGGCCCGTGCCGCTGCCATGGCGGGGCGTCATGTGGTGGTCTTCAGCCTCGAAATGCAAGGCGAGCGCCTGGGAGACCGCTGGCTGCTTGCAGCTACGGAGGGGGTAGACCCGCAACACCTGCGTAGCGGCCAGCTCACACCCGGCGAGGTGAGGCAGGTGCATGAGGCGTCTGCCGAGTTGTCGCGGTTGCCCATACTGATAGACGACCATCCGATGACGAGCATGGACCGCGTGCGTTCTTCCGCCCGCCTGCTGAAGAGCAAGAATCGCTGTGACATGGTGATTGTGGACTATCTGCAACTATGTGACATGAGGAGTGACCAGAAAAACCGCAACCGCGAGCAGGAAGTGGCGCAGGCAAGCCGCAAGGCAAAGCTGCTGGCCAAGGAGCTGGATATCCCCGTACTGCTGCTGAGTCAGCTGAACCGGGCGAGCGACGGTAGCATAGACCATCGCCCCACCCTGAGCAACCTGCGCGAGAGCGGCGCCATAGAGCAGGATGCGGATATGGTAATGCTGCTTTGCCGCCCTGCCCTCTACGGCAAGACCGTCGATAAGAAGAGTACTTATCCCACCGATGGCCTGGGTATCGTCATCATAGCCAAGCACCGTAATGGCAAAACCGGTGAAGTCTATTTCCATCATAACCAAAGCATGACAAAACTGGTGGACTACATACCACCATTGGAGTGGCTGACGAGGAATGCAAAGTGATGGATGGAAATTTATAGAATACAGGGACACAAAGACACGGAGATTTTTCTTATTGCTTGAAAAACTCTGTGTCTCCGTGTTTTTTGTAGTAAAAAAAATGGCAAAACACTTGACTTCCGCTTCTTAATGTTGTATCTTTGTAATGTGCTTAAGAAAAGGAATAATCATTGATTCGGGCGCCCTATCCCTTCCCTTACCCACTTCTCTCTTATAACTCATTTTTCTTAACTTAAACCTTAACTTTTCAAATTTATGGATGTAATTGTAGAGCGCTTCCAGCGCCGTAAAATCGTAAGCAACCCGGCTTCGCCCATGTTGTACTATCTCCGTCAGAAACCCAAGACCTGCGGCACCGTGGACATCGATGTCCTTGCCGCCTCCATTCAGAAAAACTGTGCCATGACGAAGGGCGACGTGAAGCACGTCATCGAAGCCCTGGTGGAGGAGATTCAAGGCAACCTTGCCAACGGCGACAAGGTGAAGCTGAACCAGCTGGGCACTTTCCACATGACGTTCCGCTGTCCCGGCATGGAGGCCTCGGACAAATGTACGGTGCGCAATATCTCGAAGGTGAATATCCGCTTTATCCCCGACAAGGAGCTGAAGCTGGTGAACGGCAGTACCGCCGTGACCCGCAGCCCGGCGAATGTGGGCTTTGTGCTCGACAAGCCCGAGGAGGGCGGCTCCGGCGGCGGCAATCAAGGCGGTGGTTCCGGAGGCGGCTCCGGCGACGACGGCGACCAGGGCGAAAATCCGCTGGGATAAAGAAGGAATGATTAAGGGTTAGTGATTAATGGTTAATGAACACAAGCAAATCGCTTATCGCTAATCAATCCCTAATGATTAACCATTAATCATTAGCCCTTAATCCTTAATCACTAATCCTTAACCATTAATTCTTAACTATTAATCCTTAATTTTATGAGTACAAAATCATCTGTTTGGGATAAGATTCTGAAAGTGATAATCGCTGTAGCCTCCGCGCTTATTGGTGCCCTGAGCGCCCATGCCATGACAGTGTAGCGGGTTTCCTTCACTTTTAATTTTTAATTTCTAATTTTTAATTCTCATGAGATTCATCAATCTTATCGTCGTCCATTGTTCCGCCACCCGCTGCGACCGCTGCTAAGCGGAGCACGCCTGACCCCCCCCCCCCCTGCGCGGGGGCTTCTCCGGCGCAGGTTATCATTTTTATATCCGCAAGAACGGTGACATCAAGTCCCTGCGTCCCTTGTCCCTGCCTGGTGCCCATGTCCGGGGTTGGAATGCAGGTAGCATCGGTGTCTGTTACGAAGGCGGTCTTGACGAGTGCGGTCGCCCTGCCGATACACGCACCCTTTTCCAAAAGCACTCCCTGCATGTGCTTGTGTTGCTGCTGCTGAAGGATTATCCCGGTTCCCGGCTTTGCGGTCACCGCGACCTGAGCCCCGACCTGAACCATATAAGGGGGGTAAATCACTTTGTATGTAAAGCATGTGGGAGTTAAATGATGCTGAAATGCCGATGAATAGAAGGTTTGAGGCTATTTGAGTTGTGTGCGCTGAAACAAATCGAATTGTTACATTGTGCGACACAGATATTACATTTGAATAAGGTATGAAAACACTTTAAACGGTCAAATGTTACAATGGATATAAGATGAGGGCTGAATTGACGCTTTTTGAGGCGCGATTCAGCCCTTTTTTCGTGTGGAGTGCTTAGGTCATTCTTGGGTACAACGAATGAGGTGAGACTGCTTGATAATGGCTCTACGGGTTGTCTTAACGCCACCATCAGTGAGACCGGCATGAAGTAGCGAGCTCTTTTTAATACCTATTTGAGCGTCATTTAGGACGGTATAAATGGCACTGATACTGCCGAAATAATAGTCCTTTTTCTCGAAAATGAGATGTACGTGAATTATCTTAGTCATAAATTCATTATTTAGAAGTTTCTTTCTACAAATATATTCTAAATAATAAATATATAGAAGTATTTCCGAATAAAATATATACTATTTAGGGTGTTTAGAGGATATGACTTCATAAGTTCTTTTATATGCTCAAATGAATAGATGGTATTGATGAATAGTTATAGAGTGAAATGTTAAAAATAAGTTTAGGCATACCATAAGGCATACCGATAAGACATACTTTTTTCATAGGCAATAAGCTTGTGTAATGTAGTTTAGGCATACTTTTTTAACAATTAGAAAAGGGTGTATTTTATATGATGTTTCCTTTTAGGTTATGTTTTTAGGCGTTTAAATAAATATTTATAGGGGGATAGTATAGTGTTTTTAGCGGGTAGTATAATTGTACTAATCATATAAACTGTTGATTCATAATAGGTATTTATGGAATAAGTGCTATTTTAGCGTAATAAACGTGCGCGCGTCGCAAATAATTGGCAGTATAGCTCAGCTGGTAGAGCGAAGGTGTACATACGTGGTGAACACGTATGCAGGTCTTTTGTCACAAGTTCGACTCTTGTTGCTGCCGCAATGGTTTTTGAAGGTGTGAAGAACGCTCCCGGCATTCAGGGCTCCGACTGAGGGATAAAGCGCGCGGAGATTAAGGTAATTAATTAGTTGTTTGATGGAAATGCTCCCGGTGATTGTGCCGGGAGCATTATTTAGTATGAAAATAGATATTCCCATTATAAAAAGAAATATCATCCGCGAGGTTCTCTATTCGCACAAGGAACTTCCACGGTATCAGCGTGCACTCGAAATCTTGTTTTGTGCAGTAAACGGATATGAACCTATTGATGGATATATAAGTGACATCGAAGATGCAGGATATCGAGAGCTATACGCTAAAATATTGGAAAAAGTCAAGGAGCTAAGAGCAGGCCTTCCAAGTGCCAATAATACCAGCAAGTAAACTTATCAAATTGGCTATTTTCTTATTTCTATTCTTACTTTACATTGATAGCACGCAACAATTGCTGTATCTGCACCATCTGCCCTTTCATTACATCCATATCATCTTCCAGTTGATTAACTTTATCATAATATGTTTCATTCAGATTCGGCATTTTAGCACTGAAATACCATTCAGCATGAAGTATGGTGTTTATCTCCTGAGCTTCCAAATTAAAATTGGGGTAATTGATCTTATCTACATTATCTGACATGCAGACGAGGAATCCATGTTGACGGAATCGGTTCTTGATGCGTTTGATATATGAACGCCCATCAGTGTCACTAATGACGTAGATATGTTGGTCGGGCATGTCCTGCCATTCAGAACAGTCGAGTAATCTCACGATAACGTAGGAGCTATCCAATAATGTAGGTGACATACTTTCTCCTTTGATGCGGACGCAGAAGTATTTCTCACTATTACGCACCATGGATGAAGGCATTTTTATGGTATCTACTACTTCCAAATAATCGGGATTATCGTAGCCACAGCAGCCTGCTGCAACAGAGATGTCTACCAGTGGGATTGAAACAAAATCATTGTTTATTTGAGATAACGCAAAAGAAGATTTTGGTGGCTGTTTTTCCATAGAACCGCGACCGGTCAAGAGCCAATCTAAATTTATATCGATATTTCTTGCGATTTTCTCTAAAAAATCAAATTTAGGCATCGTTGACGTTCTGTAGCCACGGACATTTGCTTCATTACTTCCTATTAAAGAGGCAAATACGGTGTTTTTCCCATTCCCGTACTTATTAACTAATTGAGTTATCCTCTCGTGAATTGTTTCGTCTTTCTGCATGATTTTAATATATAAATCGTGAAATAGTTCGATAATTATTTGCTTCTATCGAAAGAAGTTTCGATATTTGCATCGTCATCCAAATGGAAAACGCTCCAAATATACAGAATTAACTTTATAAATAGAAATACAATGGCAGAAAAGGAAAGATTCATCAAAGCAGACGCTTCACAACAAGAAGCCATCGCTAAACAGTTTTTTACCACTACACGTACTGTGCGTTCGGCATTGAATTTTGAGACGAACTCACCATTTGCGAAAACTCTTCGTGCTTATGCACTGAATCACGGATGTAAAATGTATGAAGTTACATTGATAGATAACCCGTACGAGAAAGTAAAAACCTTATAAACAAATCTTTATGATTTACTGGAAAGAAGAATGCAGGGTTCTTGCCACGGAGCGTGCTGAGATTGTCGTTGTGGATAGCTACGACGAGCGTGGAGTACCCGTGTTTGCCGTCCGTCAAGTGACGAAGGCGGTAGGTACCCGTAGTGGCAGGAATTCCTATTGGGGTGTACATTTTGATGAACCGTTGTCCGACGGGTGTACGGCTGTGGGATTTTCTTTTGTATTAGCCTATAGTACTGACAAAAGAACAGAGGACAAAAGGTTACGTGGGTATCATCCCGCATGGACACTCACTATTGACGATGAAGGTAGACTGGTAGACCGCAAGTATAAAGCCTTAAAGGCGATTGATAAAACTATTGATTGACAGATATTAAACTTGAATTATATGAAAACCTGGAGAACAATTCAGAAGATTGCCGTAGCTGTGGGCATGACCTATGGCATGTGGCTGGGAACCAATGTTGACGCAACGGATGCGGACAGCCGCAATGCGTTTGTAATCATCGTATTATCGGCTATTGTGGCGATATCGCTTTGTATGCCGGACAGCGGAAAGGAGGAAATGGCATGAAAGTAAAGGTGACATGGGTAAGCAATAACCCGTTTGTTCTGGATCTCAGAAACATGTCAAGATGCTCAGAGGCTGACGTACCTGCCGAGATGAATTACGATACCATTGAAGACTTTGCCCGTGAGGCAACCCCGCAGGGCTTTCATCTGCGGTCGATAGATGTTGAGGGCAAGGTTGTGCAATATGACTATAACGGCCATAAACTGTAAAGTCCGGAACAGGCTGCAAGTCCGGAACTTTCCTTGCCATGCGGAAGTGGTCGGCTCCCCGGTTCGATGCCGGGGCTTGCACAATGTTGAAAAGTATAAAGTTTCTGATTATGGAAATGTACGGTAAAATAAGGTGTGTCACTTTTCCTGAGCTGGTCTCGCAAGGAAGGATATTGAGTAAACCTAATTATGATAAGAAAGTACGTGAGGGCAAGATCCGGGTTGTCCGTCCCGGTAAGGGGGCCGGTTCCTACGCTCTCATAGACTACACCAGTCTTCCCGCCCTTATTCGCGAGGCATACGACAGACTTTATCCCAATGCTTTGGAAGAAATGAAAGAACAATTAATGAGTAATATTATCCGCAGTGACAGCAGGGCTGTGGAATTCTATAGAACCTACCAACCCGCCATTTCTCTGGAACGCCAGGCCGAATATGTGCTGAATGCCGAGGTGATGAACGAGCTGGTCCGTGTGGAGAAAGAGACCGGAGCCTTGCATAGCAAGTGCGGTTACAGCCGCAAGTCCATCGTGTGGGAAACGGTGCAAGGTACATGTGAGAAGCTTCGTGAACACTATGGACACACACTGCCCAAGACCCGTCTCCGCGAAAAATTCAACGCTTATAAAAAGATCGGCTACGCCGCCCTTGTCAACAAGAACACGGGTAACCAGGCGGCACGCGTGGTGGTTCCCGAAGTGGCGCGGCTGTTGCTGAAGCTCCGCCGCAGCATCGTTCCCCGCTATACGGAGGCGCAGATTTTCGACGAATACAACCGCCAGGCGGTGGAGCGCGGCCTGAACATCATCAAGTCGCCCACCACCGTGAAGAACTATCTCAACGACCCTGCCGTGATGCCTATGTGGTATGCGGCGGTACATGGCATGCAGAAATGGAAAGCCAAGTACACCAGTCTGATGAAGACCAGCCTCCCGCAGATGCGCGATGCCTTGTGGTATGGCGACGGTACCAAGTTGAACCTCTACTACAGGAATGAACAGGGCAAGATGTGCACCACCGGCGTATATGAAGTGATGGATGCCTATAGCGAGACCCTGCTTGGATATGACATCGCCCCGAACGAGAATTTCGACTGCCAGTATCGTGCCTACCGCATGGCCGTGGAAGTTTCCGGCAGCCGTCCCTACGAGATAGTGACCGACAACCAGGGAGGACACAAGAAAGGCGACGCCGCGGGATTCTTCCAACGCCTTACGGTACTCCACCGTCCCACGATGCCCTATAACGGACAGTCCAAGACCATAGAGAATGCCTTCTACCGTTTCCAGGCACAAGTCCTTCATGCCATCTGGCATTTCACGGGACAGAACGTGAACGCCAAGAAACTGAACAGCAAGCCCAACCTGGAATTCATAGAGGAGAACGCCTACGCACTTCCCACGCTCGAGGAACTGAAAACAATCTATAAGGAATGCCGTGACAGATGGAACAATGAGGAAAAGCACTTCGCCACCGGTATTCCACACATGGAGATGTACCGCATGAGCGGGAATCCCGAGGCCCAACCCGTTACGGAGGTTGACATGATGCGTATGTTCTGGCTGTGCCATCCCAAAGCCGTGACCTATACCAACTACGGACTTCAGTTTGAAATAGACAAACGGAAATACCACTATGACGTATATGCCGCCGACGGCCTGCGTGACGAGGCATGGGCGCTTCGCAATACCGGACGCGAGTTCACCGTGATGTATGATCCTATGGACATGACCCGCGTGGAGCTGTGGCGGAATACCGCCACCGGTGCCAAGTACAGTGCCACCGCCACTCCTAAGGTCACTGTCAGCCGCGCCACGCAGGAGCGCACACCGGAAGAGAGCAGCTTCATGCGGAAAACCATCGACCGGAACAAGGAGACCATGGCCGCCATCCAGCTGGAAGGCGAGCGTTTCGACCTTGACGAACGTATCGCAGCCGAGCTCTTCGGTCTTTCCACTCCCAAACCTAAGAACCTCAGCAAGAATAAGATGGACGGATACCGTGAAAGGCATGACCGTGGCGAGCTCCATATTCCTCTTTCCCTGCCGGAAAAACAGAAGCGGGAGGAGGCCGAAGCGGACACGGAAACCGATTACTCCACTATGGGGGAATATACCAAGGCACTCTCCAACATGACGTTGGACGAGCTGGCACTGGACAGATTTTAAACGGCAATCAATAACCAATTAAATACCATTCAAGAATGAAAGGACTAACCAAACAAGACAAGGATGCCATCCGCGACGCACTGATGGCCTACTGTGAGAACTTTCCCAGCCGCAACCGCGCCAGCGAGAGCCTGCAGGGTGTCAGTGCGGCTGTGGTGAGCCAGATTCTGAACACCAAGTACGAAAGCATCTCCGACGACATGTTCAGCCGCATAGCGGCGCAGATAGGTTTCAGCTTCGAGCATTGGACCATCTGCGAGAGTGAGAACTTCCGTCTCGCCACCTACGTGCTGGCCGACGCCCAGATGTACAAGAATGTCACCTGGATGGTGGGCGATGCCGGATGCGGCAAGACCACTGCCGCCATAGAGTTCCGTCGCACACACCGCAACGTGTTCTATATCCTTTGCTCGGAAGATATGAAACGCAGCGATTTTGTGCGCGAGATAGCCAAGCAGGTGGGCGCGCCTACCGACAGCACCAGCAACCTGCGTGACATGCTGGACTATGCACTCGGTATGATCGGTTTTCTCCAGAACCCGCTGCTCATCTTCGATGAGGGGGACAAGCTGACGGACTGTGTATTGAATTACTTCATCAGCATCTACAACCGCCTGGAAGGACGCGCGGGTATCGTGTTCATGAGTACCGACTATATCAAGCGGCGTGTGGACAACGGGCTGAGATACAACAAGAAAGGCTACAAGGAAATTAACAGCCGCATCGGACGCAAGTTCTTCGACCTGAACGCCACCAGCCGCAATGACGTGTATGCCATCTGTCAGGCCAACGGGCTGACCGGTGAAGCCGAGATAAGACGTGTGCTGAAAGATGCTGAAACCAGTGACAATGACCTGCGCCGTGTGAAACGGGTGATACATGCGCAGAAGCGCCGTGCCGAGCAGCAGAAAGGAGGGGCAGAGTAATGAGTGAGACTTTTGAACGTAATGCCAAGGGGGTACGTGAGATGCTTTCCATGAAGTTTGACACACTGGACTTTGAGGGGGTGTGGCATGACGCTTTCGGCACCCCCGAGCGTCGGGGTGTCTGGTTTGTGTGGGGGAACTCCGGTAACGGAAAGACTTCATTTGTGATGCAGCTCTGCAAGTATCTCTGCCGTTTCGGCCGTGTGGCCTATAACAGTATGGAAGAAGGTGCCTGCCTCACCATGCAGGACACACTCCGCCGCTTTGGCATGATGGAGGTCAACCGTCGCTTTCTGCTTATCGACAATGAAAGCATCGAGCAGCTCAGCCTGCGTCTGAAACGTCAGAAATCACCAGATTTTGTGGTGATAGACAGTTTCCAATACACACAGATGACCTATCGGCAGTATATTGAATTCAAAGAACGCCACCGTAACAAGCTGATGATTTTTATCAGCCATGCCAGTGGCAGGCTGCCTACCGGACGCAGTGGCAAGAGCGTGATGTTTGACGCGTCTTTGAAAATCTACGTCGAGGGCTACCGGGCTTTCAGCAAGGGACGCTTCATCGGTCCGAAAGGCTACTATGACATCTGGCCGGAAGAGGCGGCAAGATATTGGGGAGAATGTAATATGTAATGAGCCATGAGAACGACTGCCAACAAACCTATCAGCGCCCAGCAGCTTAAAGCCCTGCACGCCACCTTCCACCGTATCGGCATGGATGACGAGGCCCGCCACGGCTGCATCTACGAGTTCACTTCCGGCCGTACGGAAAGCAGCCGGGAACTGACGATGCGTGAGGCGCGGCAGCTGCTGGAGCGGTTGAACCCGACGGACGACAAGGCACGGGCCATGCAGATGGCAGAAGCCAGGAATGTATTCCGGGACATCTACCGTCTTTCGTTCCAGATTCCCCAGCTGAACCAGGGGTTTACCAGCGACAGTGAGGAGGAATACCGCATGAACGTGGCGAAGCTGAACATCTGGGCACGTAAGTACAGCAAGGCGCATAAGGACATTACAAGCATGAGGCTTTGGGAGCTCCAGGCCACCAAGAAACAGCTGGAGGCGTGGATGCGCCGTGAGGAAAGGAAACTTAAAAAGGATTGATACAATGAGAAAGAAACAGGAAATAAAGAAAGGAATTACCATTCTCCGCATGAAAGGGGATAAAATCAGTCTGCTCCAGGCCGAGGTGCTGGAAAACGGGCATAATGAGAGTCAGGTGTTTGCCACCTACGTAGCTTCTGTTCCGGAGGAAGACAAGGACGAGACCGTGTTTTATGCCTGCCGTGACGCCGCCCGTTTTGCCGCAGGGCGATTATCGCTGGAAGAGCTGATACCCGATGCGGACAGATATCCGGTGACGGTTGACAGACCTGAGCCCAAAGAGCGCCAGTCAGTCAGTGTACGGGAGTTTGAGGCTCTGAAGCGTAAGGTCACGCAGTTGGAAGGCTTTGTGGAGGATTTGTTGAAAGAACGCCGCCAACGTGCCGAATACCAGAAATTGCCGGATACGAACCGTGCGGACTATATCGGCCAGAAAGATGCTACAGAGCTTATAGGATGTAGCCGTGAGACGCTGAATGCCTGGCAGCGTAAGGGTTACATTACCGGATACCGCAAAGCCGGACTGGTCTATTACAGCAGGAGTGAGCTTGCCGCCGCTCCGGTTGTGCAGAATTTTATCACAATAAAAAAGGGGAGGAGATGAGATGGTAGATAATAATAATCAATATATCCCAATGGTCCATATCGTAGACAGAAACAAACGCCGTGAACGGCTGGCGTCCCGTCTCGAAGTCTGTGCAGACCGTATCTGTGACCTGCAGGACCGGTTGATGGCGGGTATTACCGCCTTGAGACCTATCGAGTACGACCGCCTGCTGGACGAATACCGAGCGGAGCTGGTGCGTTACGACAACATCGACCGGGAACTCCGGCAATTGGAGGACCCTACGAAAACAGAAGAGTACAGGGCTTATTACCGCAATGCCAGCAAGCAGCAGAAAAATAAAATCAACTATTAAATTATTAACCCTATCAAAAGAGCAAGAATTATGGCAAGAACAAAGAAAACAGTAGTCAGCGGTATCAGCCGCGAGCAGGCAGAGCAGGCCTTCGCAGATTTTGCGGCGGCCGATGCCAAAGTACAGAACCTCACCTCGAAGATGGACCTTGAGATGACCCGTATCCGCGAGAAGTATGCGGACCAGCTGGCAGAACTGTCAGCCACGAAGGAAAAGAACTTCGACATCATGCAGGCATACGCCGTAGAAAACAAGGAAGAACTGTTCTCCAGGAAGAAAAGCCTGGAGAGCGCCCATGGCGTGTTCGGTTTCCGTACCGGCACACCGAAGCTGAAGAACCTGAAGGGGTTCACCTGGGCGGCAGTGACGAATTTATGCAAGGAGCTTTTGCCGCAGTATATCCGCACCAGTGAGGAGCTTGCCAAGGACAGACTGCTGGCTGACCGTGAGAATCCTGACGTGGTATCCTATTTCCCGAAGATCGGTGTGCAGGTGGTGCAGGAGGAGACCTTCTATGTGGAGCCTAAAAAGGAGAGCGATGCGGTTGAGCAGTGAGATGAGGGAGATACACCGCCGTTACCGGTACCGTCCCCGCGGGCGGTGCTGGGCTGTGTACCTTGACATCACCTACCGTCAGGGTGACAGCTTCCCTCCGAGGATATCCACTCTTGGCACCAAGGTGAATGAATATCCGACCAGGGAAGAGGCACGGCGCGAGGTGTACAGACTGAACGGCTGGAATTATGAAAGGAGAAAAAGAACTTAATACAGAACAGACCATGAGCAAGAAACAGAACGGGGTGCTGGTAACGGCACCCCACTTCGGAACGGGACGGGAGACCGTCGGAGAATTCCCGGGGTATTCCTGCGGCTATTGTCAGGGCAACGGCTATTTCCAGGGGGATATCACGGTAAAGGATACGGAACTGGTCCCGTGCCCCAAGTGTGGCGGTACCGGCAAGGTGAAGGGCATCGTTACGGTGGACTGGGTACCGGACGGGGAAGTGAAACCCTGCCTCAAAGGGAATTCAAACAACATTTAATCACTGAAGTCCTATGCGTATTCCCGTGAAATACATTGTCCAGATAGACAATTTCCATGTGGCGGATTTCATCTTCTACTGGAACTATTATGACCAGCCCTGCTCCCTGCTTTTACAGAAGCCCAAAACAGAAGGGCTTACCGCCATCAAACTGGTGGTTGACAGTGACGAGACCGCCAGCTTTTTGCTCAGGGCGAAGGAGAAGACGGGATGCAGGCTATATCAGGTTGACTAACAATAAATCAAAGAAATGAAACAATTGATAGAAAAGGCCTTTGAGGAATCCTGGCTAAATGATTATTATCATGGAAATTATAAAGGTTTTGCACAAGTAGGTTTCCATTCAGGTATAGAATGGCTAAAAAGTATGTTCCCGATGATGTATTTTCCTCCTTGTATCATGCCGGAAGACTGTATGGAAAATACTGTGTCAGAGGGAGAGGAAACCATTGTCGCCACTACTGATGACTACATTATTTTTTATAAGCATAAGGGCTTTGATGTTGCATATCGGGAATATTGGAAGGGACGCCATAACAATAAGTGGAAATGGAAAGTGAGATATGGACGTTATGTGAATGATGACGAGATTCTTTGTTGGATGCGAGAATTATTTTAACTCAAAATGGAATGAAAATGGGCAGAAATATAAAGATGATAAGCCTATTCGCCGGCATTGGCGGTTTTGATTTGGCTGCCGATACTCTTGGCTGGGAAATTCTTTTTCAATCTGAAATAGACCCGTTTTGCCTGGAAGTGCTGAAGAAGCATTTTCCCAATATACCTAAATATGGAAATATAAATGAGATCAATGCGAAGAAATACAGAGGTAACGTTGACGTTGTGGCCGGAGGATTCCCCTGCCAACCGTTCAGTAACGCCGGGCTTCAGCGAGGGACAGAAGACCCCCGCTTTTTATGGCCGGCGATGTATCGAGTTATACAAGAGTGCCGGCCTACATGGGTCGTCGCTGAAAATGTTCTCGGACTTATTGGTAACGCAGACGGAGTGGTCTTCGAGCAAGTGTGCGTTGATTTGGAAAGTGAAGGCTACGAAGTACAACCGTTTATTATTCCAGCTGCGGGTAAGGACTCTTTTCAAGAAAGAAAGCGGGTCTGGATTGTTGCCTGCCTTGACGGCTTCGGAAGCAAAAAGGATAAAGTTACGCCGGGAGAGCATTTTAAAGCATTCAGGCAGACGAAAAAGCAACTACCTGACTGCATGTATTTCGAGAGCTGGTTTCAATCCGTCCGATATTACTCCGAACTGGATGGAGTGGTTTATGGGATTCCCGACTGGATGGACAGAACTCACGCCCTCGGTAACTCCATAGACCCACGGATAGCATACGAAATACTTATAACAATAGATTATTTGATAAACCGGTAACCAGATTAAGAATGGATGAAAAGAAAATGATATTGGACGCTTGCTGCGGCAGTAGGATGTTCTGGTTTGACAAGACACATCCGAATGTCCTTTTCCAGGATATCCGGGATGCTGAGTACATTCTATGTGACGGCCGCAAGCTGGAAGTCCATCCGGATGTGGTCGCTGATTTCACTGCAATGCCATATCCCGACCGCTCGTTCAAGCTCGTGGTCTTCGACCCTCCACATTTGGACAATTCCAATGATGGGGCATATATGGCACAGAAATACGGTACGCTCCGCAGATTCAAATGGCAGGACGATATAAAGCAGGGCTTTGATGAGTGCATGCGTGTACTGGACATAAATGGAGTGCTGATATTCAAGTGGAACGAAACCCGTATTCCGGTCAGCAGAATACTGGAGATAATAGGAGTACGTCCGCTGTTCGGGCACAAGTCGGGCAAGGCTTCCAGGACACATTGGATGTGCTTTATGAAAATGCAATAAAAAAATGAATATCGGAATATTGGCATTGGACAGTATTTATTCTAATCCAGCCTTGATGAAGATAAGTAATTACCATAAGAGGCTTGGTTATAATGTGGTTTTTATTGTAAAGGGTGTAAGGATTACAAAGAAATATAATTGATTATGAGAAAATATTATTACTATACTTACCGATATCAGAGAGGCATAGGCCATGCCGTCTGTTCATGCGATAATGGCTTTTTCGATGTGAGGGAAAGGCATGAGTACCTTTATAATTTAATTAAGGAATATTGTGTGATTACTTTTTGGAAAGAGATTTCCAGGGAGGAATGCGAGGCAATGAATGATTTTTTTAATGAAAATAAAAAACAATAATGGACAAAGCAAGATTGGTGCTTCGTTGGCTGCTCATCCCCTTGTGGTTCACCATATTCATAGCCTATCTGCCGATATGGTATCTGCAAATGAGTTGGTACTATTTCAGCTTTCAGGATTATTGGGATGCTTTTCTGATATTGTGGGACAAGACCATGCTGTCCATGAGGTTGAAGATACGCCAATGAATCCTCGAAAGGCCGCCGTATGATTAATATGGCGGCCTTTGTTGTGTATATATGCCGTTATTGTTATCTTTGTATCAGGTTTTCAGGTAATTCAGGGTATTATAATTTCAGAGGTATGAAAAAAAGTCGAAACAGGATTGTAGGATGCAGCTACGCGTTCAGAGTAGAGGACATTGTACGCATTTACGATGAACATTCCCGCAGCGGCCTCTCCAACCGCGAGATTCTGCGCCGTTATATCTGGCCGAAGTACCATATCTGTGAAAAGACCTTCTACAACATCATCAATGCCAGCGCCGACCCGCGCATCATCCAACGCCAGAAAGAGATGCGGGCGCAACTGTCGCTTTTCTGACCCGTCCTTATCCCCTGTCTATCACTTTACATGTGAAGTCGGTGACATCCTCCACAAGTTCCTCATGATTGTGGTTCGTGCTGCTTCCGGTACGTCGGAACAGACTGAAGGAAATGTTGCCGTCGTCTCCGGAGAGGTTGAAAAGATGCCGGTCCATGCGGTCCAGCAAGTCGAAACGCTCCAGCGCCTGCTGCTGGAAGCCGCCGCCTTCGCGGGAACTCCCTTTCCAGGGTGTGACGATATGCAGGCGTAGGGTCACGTCCGCTGTCTGCGTGCCGCCGCCCGTCCATTTCACGGGCCGGAATTCAATGAATACGGCAGGGGCATCGAAAGGCTCTTCCTGCTCCAGGAATGAAATCTGCTCGTTCCATAGGTCGAATGTTCTGATGACGGGCTTCCCGTCCCGGTCTGTAAGTTGTTTCAGCCGTTCTATGAGGCTGAGGTAAAGGAACCTTCTCATATCTAAAATATTCTTTTGCTATTGTTTTCCACTATTTCCCGGATGATGCGCTCCACCTCCGGATGCATGCCGATGAACCGGCGGCAGGGCATGACTATCCTGCTGCCTGCCCGTTTCAACGCCATACGTTTACAGAAAAGTGCCTCTTCCGTGGGGTTGCGCCTATAATTATCTGTCAGTTGCCGGTACAAGTACCAGAAGTATCTTTTCATCTTTCTGGTGACGGTTATTGCTCCACCTTCATTGTGAATGGCAGCGTATGGCAGGTCACTGCTGAAAACCACGCTATGTCCCGTAGTCTCCGTCTTGATACTCCTGCGTAAGGCCCCTGTACGCGTCAACAGCCCCCGGCTTTCGTCGTCATTGCATTTCCTTCGTGCCCAATGCTCGTTGAAGAAGGCTTCGCGTTCGAAGTTGCGGTCAAACTCCCCGCTTATTTTCGTTCCGATGTCCTTCAGCGTAAGGCTGATGAAGCGCTCCACCTTCCGTTCCAGTTCCTTGGCTGTGTCTGAATTTTGGGGCATAATGCTTGTTTATTAAAGAATTAAACGTATCTTTGCATTTGAAAGAAGCAGTTTTATAAGCAAGTCGTGGATTGCAGTTCTACGGGGCTACTTATAAGGATGCTTCTTTTTTATTCCAGTATCTTCAGTATGTTGTCACTATCCGAGATGCTGTGAAGATTTACTTCCCCATTGGCATACTCTCTGACAATAATCCACGATTTTTCTTTCCCGACTACAGTTTCAAACAAATGGGCTACGGTTCCGGCATCGTGCTTGTCGATGCCATATCCCAAATAGCCGGCTTTCTGCAAAACTTCTCTGATTTGTAGCAGGAGCTCATTTTTCTCTGCATACCGCCTATGAGGTTGATTAAGCCATTCCTTTATACTTTTTCCCGTGACATGTATTTCCTTGCCGAATCCGGGGTTTCTGAACACCTCTTTTTTCAGACCGGACGCTTCTTTCTGTATCTCCTTTCTGCGTATCTTCAATGTTTCTTTCCGTCTGGTCATTTCCCTTATCATCTTGCAGGCCGCACACAATTCATTGTCGGGCACTTTGACCAGTCCCATCGTACCCGGTCTGTCAGGGCAGTCCTTGCACCGGCTGATGGTATAGGGATTGTAGAACGGGAAGCATGCCATCTGTCTGCCGGGATTGAAGCGCATCATCTCTTGATGCCTGCCTGCTGTGGCCTGGCTGCCATCCAGTATTGCCCGGTGTTCGTCACTTTCCGGATAATCGCTACGGAGTACCCTTGCCACCGTACAGCGGCAGTTCCACCCGTTGGGGGGAAAGTATTCATCCCAGAACCGTGAGGTAATGGGCAGCGTGACATTATGCAGTGCCCGGTGTGCCTCGCGTACCCGTTTGTCGCCCACAGTGCGGTATTGCAGCAGGTAGCGGTCCCGGTCCTCATCGTCCCACCACTGCTTCCACCTGGCAGCCATGGCGGCAGATGCCATGGCGAAGTTGTATTCCGCTTTCAGGTACCAGCGGTTATAGGTCTCGTTCACCTTTTGAACGTCATTCAAAAAGTGTTCAAAGGGCTTCCGGTTCCCGTCCGCATCGAGCAGCGAGGGGAACGCCTCGTTCAGCTCATGGAAGGTCTTGAAGCCGGAAAAGACGTAATTGCTTTCCTTGAGCCGCCGTATGCTGATGTCGTCCATGGGGCGTTGACGGACTGAATAATCCACGGCACGGTCCAGCGTATCGGTATGGTCGCGTATGAACTTCTGCACCTCCTTGTCCGCCAGCATCTCTGGTGTGAATTCCGGCTGCCGGTGGAGCCAGCGCATCAGCAGGACAAAAGACGCCTCCACGGCAGCAGTATCTATTTCCTCTTCTTCATCTTCCCCACTGTCAGCCAGCGGCAGTGCATTTCCGTAATATGCCAGCAAGGCTCGTCTGTGCAGCCCTTCGTAGTCAGAAGGGCTCAGTCGAAAAAACAGAGCTTCTGTTCCCCATCCCCCTTGCCATTTTCCTTGCCTGCCGGGACAGCCACCGGTGCGGGCGCTTTTTTCCCGATAATGGGCACATTGTACTTGTTGATGAAATATTTCAGGTCCACCTCGTAGTTCTCCAGCAGCAGGCGTTCATAGGCAATCTGCTGTTCGGGTGTGAAGTCTATGCCCTCGTACCAGTCAAAACGGTATCCCTTCAGGGGGAAACCGTGCTTTATCATTTTTGGGATAAGCTGGAAGTTGATGACGTCCCGCAGGTTGTCGGCATCCTTGCTGACAAGGTTCTTCAGCACCTCCAGATGCACCTCGCTCTGCGAAAGGCTGCTGCCGTTCTCCGTAGTCATGGTTTCGGTGAGCACTCCCTTTGACAGTTCGGAGTTGGCGCGGTCTATGCGTTTGTCAAAGACGTTGTAGGCATCCCCGCGGGTGGACTCCTTGATTTCTATCTCGGTGCCTTCGGGAAAGAGCGCCCAGCCTGCTGCACCCATCGTGCCCAGCATCTTCTCGATACGTCCCAGCTCCTTGGAGTCCCGGCTGGTGGTCTTTCCCACCCGGAAGGGGATGCCGAATATTTCGGAAAACATGTCCCAGAAGGAGCATACGTTTTTCTTGGGAATGGTATGCTGGGCACATTTGAGGTACATCCCCAGGTCGTGCGTGCCGCCCACCTCCACCGTCCAGTCCGCCATTTCGCTGTGCCGGTAGTCATAGCCGTTCTGCCATGCCTCCTGCTGACGTACCACGATGACCCCGTATTCGGGGATGACGTGGCGGCGCGGTACCAGCTGCACCTCGCTGAAGGCGGGTGTCCCGTCCACGGAGATGACATCTCCCAACTGGATGAGCGAGTGCCCCCAGTAGTGCGCGTCCAGTGCCAGGTCCATGAAGGTCTTGAACCAGGGCGCCTCGAATATGGCCGTCAGTTCCGGGTTCTCCACCCCCTTTCGATCCACGATGCGGAAACTCTTGTTCAGCACATACCCTTTGCGCTGTCCCACGCATCCGGTGAGGTGCATGTCCACCTCCACGTCGCCATACACGTCATACAACGGCACACGGTTGGGATATTCCACATTCTTTGCATACTGCCAGGCGTTGCGCCAGGCGCGCATGTCTTTCTTGGTAAGCGCCTCGGTCTGCAGTTGCAGGTCGACGGACAGTCTGGTCACCCGCTTCACCTCGGCGGGATTGGCCGGGGTTTCCCCTCCCAACCATACCCGGGTCTTCTTTCTTGTTATTGG